TGCGACAGCCAGTCTCCGCAGCGGTTGCGGGGCTTCATGCCGCCACCATCACTTCGTTTGGAGCCGGGATGTATATCCCGTGCTCCGCGGCACGCATGGCGATGAATTCGACGTATCCGGCAAACTCAACCGAGCTCAGTTTCGAGCTGCGCCGCTTCGGCTTCAGCCGCTTGCGGCCGAACAACTCGGTTTCATCCCAGCCGAAATACTCACCAAGCCAGTATTCGTGCCAGTCATCGGCTTCCTGACCGGTCGCCTGCGCGAGCGTGGCGTAGACGACGCCCCATAAATACGCGTTCTGCTCGTGGCTGCGCCTGCGACGGTACTCGCTGACGTCAATCCTCCAGCCGCGATCGAGCGCAAGGCCAGCGGCGAACTTCGCAAGCCGCTCCACGCCAGCGGCGCGATTCACGCGCTGGATCATCTCGCCGTTGCGGTCGACCGCGGCCGGCAGGATGATCGGCTGGATAATGGGCGCGCGGCTCATGATTGCTCCATTACCTGCTGCATTGCGGTCAAATCCTCGCGAATCGCATCCGGATCAGCGGTCGTCGTGTAGCTTCCGATGATCGCCTCGGCAGGCACCGCGCGTACTGCCGGGCAGTCCGCGGAAGACACGTACACAAGGCCGTCCTCGACGTAGACGATGCAGGTGTGCTGCCCCTCGCGCAAATTGCGCCATGTGACGCGCTTGGCGATCCTTCTAGCAAGCTCGGATGGCGAGTCGGTGATGGCTCCGATGTGCCCGTTTTGTGGGACTGCGCGGTACACCATCGGCCAGCGGCCGTTGTCCCTCTGCACCACACCAACTTTCACAACTCGGCCATCGGCCTCGGCGAGCACAACCTGCTTGCGAACTGCCTCACGGCTTACGCTCAGCGCGCGAGCCAGGCACCCGACAGTCATGGGGGCAAGGTCGAGCGCCGACACGACGCGCTTGCGAAGCGGCGGCGGCCTCACGCCCGTTCCTCCATGCGCAGCTCGCCGATGGGCTCTGGCGTTGGTTCCGGATCGATGAGGCGCAATGCCGTCGCGAGATCCGAGAGATGCCGCTCGGCAACCTCGGGTGGAGCCGGTTTGCGCTTCGGCGGCTTCTGCGCTTCGATCTCGACGGCAGGCTCTGGCAAGCTGCCGCCGCGCATGACGTGCTCGCGGGCCCGCGAGTAGGCCTCGCGCAGCATGTGGTCTGCGCGGTCATAGTCGGCCCGGAGCCAGCGCCAGCCGTCCATGTGCGACCACACCAACGTTGTGAACGGCGACCTCCGCGTGTCCCGCGCCAGCAGCTCGGCGCGAACGCTCGCCATGCTCGGGATGCTGAGGCACATCGCGCGGAACGCAGGCAGTGACGGCGGCCACTCGTCTGACGATGCGACTGCGGCGTCGAGACCGTGCCCGATCTGCGCCGGCGACAGGCCGGCCAGACCTTTCGCCCAGGTTTTCCCAGCGCTCGCGCCGGCGTCATCGCCATAGGCACTGGTCCAGCGATGCCCGTAGATTTCGGCCATCACCTGCCACAACCGCCGCATTACCGGCGGGGACGGCTCAGTTGACATAGAAGTCGCCCTCGATGAGGCCTCCGGCCTCGCGCAGTTCGGCTTCTGCATTGATTCGAGCGACGCGTTCTGCAGCACTTTCGCGATGTGATCCATGGTGTTTCCTCTGTCTCGCGGCGATGTACCGCACGCGGTTGCGGAATGTTGCATCCCAATCCAATTTGCACCCCCGGTGTCCGGGCACCGACCGCCAGTAGTCGGCGAACTCGGGCAGCACCGTCGCCACGTCCACGTTCGGGAACTCTGATCGAGCCCATTCCCGAACAGCCTCGCTCGGCTGCCATCCGTCAGGGAGGCGCGTCCCGCGCCGACCGTCGCGCACCGATCTCGTCGCGGGCCCATCGTCGTTGTCGCGCTGTTGATATTGTTCTTTGTTTACTGATGGTTCTGATGGTTCCGTGTCCCGTTTTTGGGACTGTTTCCCGCCGTTTTTGGGACTGTTTCCCGCCGTTTTTGGGACTGTTACGCCGCCAGAAACAGTCCCAATTCCGGAACTGTTTGAAACAATCCCTTTTTCGGTACGCTTCGGCGGAACAACCCGATTCATACAGCACGGGTCATTGAATGCGGAAGCGATCAATTCCCGTTCTGCATCTTCGGCTCGAACGCGGGATGCGAAGACGGAGAGGATGGTCTTGACGGGTTGCACGCCGCTCGCTGCAAGCGTCTGCACCCAACGTCCGCTGCCGATGTACGCCGCATCTGAGATCGGCTCACCCAAGCATGTGCGGACACCAATGTAGTATCTGCCGGTGGTTGGGTCCTCGCTGCGATAACAGTAGTGCCGTTCGGTCAACAGGTCGCCGTTGCGCTGCACATCCGTGCGCAGGCGATAAACAACGATCTGCTTAGTCGCGCCGCGGCGTTCTCCGGAATCGCTGATGTAGCCGTCGTCGCATAAGCGTCTGAGGTTGGCGAGCACGGTCTTCCGGTTCTGCCCGGTAGCGTCGGACAGGTATGCCACGGACGGATAGGCGAGGTTGTTCTCCGCGCTCGCGCAGTTGGCCAGCACGACCAGCACGAACTTCGCAGACGAGTGCGTAATGGGCTGGGCCAAGGCCCATGTGATGGCCTCTACGCTCACGACCGCCGCTCCGCATGAAGATGCGCCAGGCACGCCGCACGGGCCGCCTGTGCGCTGTCATGGCGGCTCAGCGCAGTGGACGCGCCGCGCGGCCATATCTCGTATTGATCGCGGCCAGCGATCGTGACGCGGGCCACGGTGTAGGCGTGGATACCATCCACGTGGCCGCCGATCGCGTACGCGTCGCGCTTGCCGGAATCGGTCTGGATGGGGCGCCAATCGATCATGCGTCGGCTCCGATGAAATAATCCCCACCATCCCGGCACAATCCAGTCGCCACCTGCACGCCGATCCACGCGCCATCGGCATCCGTACCGTCGCCGTTAATCAGCGCGACAAAGCGCGCGCACTCGTTGCGGCGTTGGCAGATGGGATCGTCGGGGACAAGGCCGAAGCGGCCGGTGCAGCGGGATATATCGCGAGTGAGGGTCATGCCGGCCACCACGTCACCGCGGACCTCCCGTTTGCCTGCCTCCGCGCCGCCCCTTTGCGGATTGCTCCTGTGGTTTCCGCATCGGCCGTGCGGCGCGCGACCTCGTGCCGCTCCAATCCGCACAGCGGCGCCAGCTCCATTGACGTGCGACCAGGATGCCGGCGTACCGCGTCGATCACGATGGCGATGTGGCGCTGGCGCGCGCCGGATGCCGTGACGTGTTCGGCGGCCTCGTGAGACGTGGAAGGATCGCCGCGACGCGCGGCGGGCGTTTCGATGCGATCGTAGCTCACGGCGTCGCCTCCGAATAAGTGGCGCCCTTTTTCAGATCGACCGGCCCGAACAGTTCTGGGAGGAGCGCAGCGCGCGTGATGGCGCCGCCGCTCACCTCCTCGATCCTCTTCGCCACCTGCGGCGACACGGAGCGCTCGCCGGTGCACAGATGGCCCACCATCGCCAGCGACACACCAAGCCGCCTAGCGGCGACCTTGCGGCCGCCAACAAGGTCGATGAATGTTTGTATATGGGGGTTTGGCTTCTTCATGGCTGCCGATCCTACCCTATGTAGGCAACAGGTGCAACCCTATGTAGCGGCCAGCGCCGGGCGAACTTTTTCGCATTTTTTGCTACATAGGGTATTGACAGCGATTCTACATCATGTAGACTACCAATCGAGCCGCACGGGGCGGCACGGGAGACAGCGATGTACATCCATGTATCAGGGTTCACCTTCGTACCGCTGGTAGAGCGCGAAGCCGACGGCAATGTGGGCATACGCGCATACCACCACGGTGGCGGCAGTATGTATCTGTCGATGGGGGTCGACGAGGCGCGCTCAGTGCGCGACCAGCTCGCCGCGCTGGAGCTAGGCGACCAGCCGCGGCAGGTGGCGCCGTGAAGCGCGCCATCGTCCTCACCGCGCGCGAGGCGCTGCTGATCCTCGCTGCCGTGGCCATGCTCGCCGCCACGGTCGGCCTCGCCGCCGGCCGCTACACAGCCGCGCGCGCGGCTGGTGCCGTCACCTGGTCGGACGTGGAGAACTACGTATGCCACCGACATGCGGAGTGGTCGCTGTGAGCGCTTACCGCGATGTAGTCGCGCATGCCAGCGACATGGAGGTCATCCGTCCGCTGCCAAACGACGAACGCCGCGCCCTGTGGGCCGCGCGCTATTACGGCGGGGGGTGGCATCGGATGAGCGAGAACGAGCGCTACGCGGCTGCGGAGTGCGCCGCGGGAGGGGATTTTGACGGGGAATCGACGGAGGATATGGGATGAGCGTTTACAAGTCAATCAGTCACGTCATGGGCGACCTAGCAAAGGTCGGAATCGCGAAGTCGGACACCAACACGTTCGACAAGTACAAGTACCGCGGAATCGATGCGGTTTACAACGCGCTAGCGCCGCTCTTGGCGAAGCACGGGCTTGTCGTACTGCCTCGGGTGGTGGATCGCCACACGGAAGAACGCACCAGCGCCAAGGGCGGCACGCTGATCCACACCACGCTAACGGTCGAGTTCGACCTGGTTGCGGCTGAGGACGGTGCTACGCACACCATCCGCGCGATAGGCGAGGCGATGGACCGCGGCGACAAGAGCGTGAACAAAGCCATGACGGCGGCGTACAAGTACGCCATGTTCGAGCTGTTCTGTATCCCGACAGAGGGCTCAGACGATGCCGATGCCGACTCGCACGAGGTAGAGAATACCGGCGTGATCGCGCAGGAGTGGATCGACACCATCCAGAGCTGCACCGACCACGCGCAGCTGGACGCCATCGGCGCGGACATCGCCAAGGCCTCCCTGCCGTCGGGCGCCAAGGCGAAGATACGCGCCGCATTTGCCGCGCAGAAGAACGCGCTGAAGGTGGCGTCATGAGCCTGTCGCCTCTTAGAACCGGCCGCATCACGGCATCGCGCGTGGCCGCGATCCTCGGCCAGTCGCCCTATCAGACGGCAGACGACGTGCTGCGCGAGATGGTTCGGGACGCCCTCGGCGCCGAGCCGGAGTTCACCGGGAACGATGCCACGCGCTACGGGCAGGCACGCGAGCCGGAAGCGTTGGCGCTGTATGAGGAGCGGGCCGGCGTGATGACGCACGGCGCCGAACTCCACATCCATCCGCAGTATGAATTCCTGGCCGCAACGCCAGATGGGCTGGTCGGTGACGACGGAATCGTCGAGTGCAAGTGCCCCCATAGGGGACGGTACGTGAGTCTGGACGAGGCACCACACTACCGCCCGCAGGTGCAGTTGCAGCTAGCGGTCACCGGCCGCGCGTGGTGCGACTTCGCCGTGCTGCATCGGGACGGCGCGCTGTACGTCACGCGCGAGGCGTTCGATCCCGAATGGCTGCCGACGCACCTGCCGGCGCTGCAAGCGTTCCACGCCCGCTATCTGGCTGCCCTTAAAGCGCCCGATGAACACCTTGCGCCGATGGTCGCAACCCGTGACGACGCAGAATGGCGCGCCGCTGCGGTCGCCTATCGACTCGCCGCCGAAGCTCGCGTCGAGGCGGAGTCCGCGGAGAAGGCCGCGCGTGATGAATTGATTGCGCTGGCCGGCGGGAGGAGTTGCATCGGTGCCGGCGTGCGCGTGGCGCGGATCGAGCGCAAGGGCGGCATTGATTACGCAAAGGTGCCGGCACTTGCCGGCGTGGACCTGGAGCCGTTCCGCAAGCGCGGCACCAGCTATTGGGCGGTATCGGAGGTCAAAGGTGAATAATTTTTCTGCAATAGGCCGCGTTGGGAAGGATGCCGTCGTGCGATCCACGCAGGGCGGCGCTGTGGCAAGCTGGTCGCTGGCAGTTGATAGCGGCTACGGGCAGCGCAAGCAAACGATGTGGCTGGATTGCAGCCTGTGGGGCGAGCGCGCGAATCGGATTGCGGAGTACATCCGCAAGGGAGATCGGCTTGGCGTTCATGGCGAGCTTGGGCAGCGCGCGCATGAGGGCAAGACGTATCTCACCCTGCGCGTTGCGGATGTGACGCTGCTCGGCAGCAAGGGCGAAGGGCGCGGCGATAGCGGTCACGCCACGCCATCCACGAATGGCGCGCCGCCAGACGACCTCGGCGACGACGACATCCCGTTCTGATGGACACCGGCGGCCCCGCGCCGGAAGCTGCGGATTCCCACCCGTAGCATTCCCCGCCCGTATCGCCGCCCGCGGGACGCGGGGTTGGGCGGCAATTACACACAGGACAGCGGAATGAAACCCGACCTCCTCGACTACATCATCGACAACACGCGCCAGTGCCACCATGCCCTGACTGTGCAACGCGGCGACGGCACCATCAGCACGCGCCCGGAGCTCGACCGATGAGCCGCGGCCGTCCCTGGACTGCGCTCGACACCTGCGAGCTGCGCCGCCTCGCCGGCAAGGGCCTGACCTTCCGCGAGATCGGCGAGCGCATGGGGCGTGACATCCGCCACGTCCGCGAGCGCGCCATCCGCCACGGCATCGCGGTACGCCGGGTCGCCGCTCCGCGCCGGAAATGGAGCGCCGCCGACGATGCGCGCCTGCGCGAGCTGTTCCCGACGTACAGCGCGCTGGAGATTTCCGACGCGCTCGGCTGCACGCTGTCCGCTGTCCACAACCGCGCCCATACGCTCGGCCTGCGCAAGTCGGCGGGCTGGAAGTCCGAGCGCACCGAACGGCGCTGGCTGGAAGGCCGCTACGAGGCCAGCCGCGCGCACCAGTTCCGGCCCGGCTTCACGCCGTGGAACAAAGGCATCCCCGGCAGCACCGGCACGCAGCCCGGGTGCCGGGCCACGCAGTTCAAGCCCGGGCGCAAGGCCAGTGAAGCCCGCAACTACCTGCCCATCGGCAGCCTGCGCGTGACCCGCGACGGCACGCTCGAGCGCAAGGTCACCGACGACCCGCGCATCGTGCCGGCGCGGCGCTGGGTCTCCGTCGCGCGCCTGGTCTGGGAAGCCGCGCATGGGCCGATCCCGCCCAAGCACGTCGTGCGCTTCCTGCCAGGAATGCACACCAGTGCGGAAAGCGAGATCACTCCGGATCGCCTGGAGTGCATCTCCATGGTCGAGAACATGCGTCGCAACACGGTCCACAACTACCCCGCGCCGCTCAAGCAAGTCATGCGCCTGCGCGGCGCGCTTACCCGAAAGATCAACAACCGCACCCGCAAGCACGAGGACATGCACCCATGAGCCGTGGCACCAAGAACAAGATCGAGGACCTGCGCAACCACCTGTTCGCCGCGCTGGAAGGTCTTTCCGATCCCGACAACCCGATGGACATCGAGCGCGCCAAGGCGATCAGCGATGTCGGCCAGACCATCATCAACTCGGCCAAGCTCGAGGTCGATTACCTCAAGACGGTCGGCGGCACCCGCGCAACCACCGGCTTCATCCCGGACGAGAGCGAGCGTCCGCGCGAGGCATCGCAGTTCCGTCCGCTGCGGGCGATCGAGGGCAAGTAGCGTGAAGCTCCGCGACTACCAGAGCGAAGCTGCTGCCTGCATTTCCAAACCAGCACCCGACGCGCGCATCGACGCCGTGCTCGAGCGGCTGACGGTCGCCCAGGCCAATGCCCTCACCATCTCTCTCAAGAAGGAGAATCCCCATGCGTAAGCTCGTCATCCCCGCCGTCGCTGCTCTGGCGTGCGTGCCAGCGGCCAACGCCGACACGCTCACGCTGATCGCCGCCGACCGCGTCGACGTGTACGACGGCGTCATCGTCGCAATCGACCAGCAGAACATCATCGGCCGCCTGCAGTTCGGAGCGCTCGGATACACCTCCACGCCGAATGCAGCCCGATCGTCCCGCGGCGGCACGTTGGACGGCATCGGCCGATGGACCGTCGTCATCGACGGACAGTATTGGCACGAGTGTCGGCTGACCGCGACCGCCTACGTGAACGGTCGCGCGATGGACGTGACATTCGCGGAGTGCGTGCCGTGAAGATGTTCGTCGTCGGCCGCGCCCCCACCGCCGCGCAGCAGCAGGGGCAGGCGGTGGCGTGTGTTGCTTGCGAGGACAAACCTGCGCCACAGAACAATCCTTGTGGATGGTGTGGACGCACCGCACCCCCGAGCGCGCCCGTTGGGGTGGAGGCCCGAGAACATGCCGACGTCTTAGCTCGCCAGTTGCGTTGGAGCATGACATCGAAGCGGATGCGGGCTGCATTGGAGGCGGGCATAGCCGCCCTCACCCAGCAGCCCGCAGCCGTGGATGAGAAATATTCGGAGCTGATCTACGCAGTGTCGAGTAAGTACCCCGGCGAGTCCCGGCACGAAACCGCGCTGCGATACATCAGGCAGGCGGAGTCGGCCGACCACGGCCCTGCGCAGACCGACACCCAGCACCAGGAGCCGCCCCATGACCACCGAGGTTGAACTGCTGCTGATCCGTGGACTCCCGGGTAGCGGGAAAACCACGATGGCAAAGAAATACGCACAGGCTGGGTATGTCCATTGCGAGGCCGACCAGTATTTTGAGGTCGATGGTGAATACCGCTTCGATGGTAGCAAGCTGCGCGCGGCGCACGACGATTGTCTGCGGCGCGCCATTGCCGCGATGGATGCAGGACGCCCTGTAGTCGTGGCGAACACATTTACCCGCCGCTGGGAGATGGAGCCGTATCTGAAAGCGGCAAAGAAGCGCGGGATCAATGCTCGCATCGTAGAAGCGACCGGGAATTGGGCGAACGTGCATGGGGTGCCAGCGGATGCTATCGAAAGGATGCGGGCGCTCTGGGAGCCTGTTGACAGCGCCATCGCCACCCAGCACCAGGAGCCGACGACGTGAGCCCAGTCATCATCGGCAACGCGACTCGGTGGACCTGACTGTCACAAGCCCGCCATATGACAACCTGCGGACCTACAACGGCACCCTGAACGATTGGACGCAGGAGAAATGGCAGGCGGTCATCCGCGAGTTGTTCCGCGTCACCAAGGACGGCGGCGTTGTCGTCTGGGTCGTCGGTGACGCCACGATCAACGGCAGCGAGACGGGAACCAGCTTCCGGCAGGCGCTTTATGCCATGGAGTGTGGGTTCAATCTTCACGATACGATGATTTACCACAAACGTAACCCGATGCCGGTCAAGAGTAATCGGTATCTCCCGTGCTTTGAGTTCATGTTCGTCCTAAGCAAGGGGGCGCCGAAATCGTTCAACGCGATCCGCGAGCGAACTACAGCCAATGGCACAGAAAAATACACCGGGACGCAACAGGAGAACGGGCGATTTACGGACTACGGCAAGCGGCGGAACTTGTATCGTGACCGCTACAATATCTGGGCTTACACAGTCGGATCAAACCAGTCAACGCAGGACAAGGCGGCATTCGCGCACCCGGCAATCTACCCCGAAGCCCTCGCCCGCGACCACATCCTAAGCTGGTCTAACCCCGGCGATACGGTATTCGACCCGTTCCTAGGCAGCGGCACGACGGGCAAGATGGCGCTCCTTGAGGGCCGGCGCTTCATCGGCATCGAAAGGGAAGTCAAATACTTTGATATCGCCTGCCGCCGGATCGAGGACGCGCAGCGTCATGGGAGGCTGATCGCATGACCACCGAGACTGATCTGCTGCCGCTGCCGGAAGCGACGATGAAGTCGTACCAGACAGACAGCACGATGCGAACGATGACGCTGCACAGCTACAGCAAATCCGACATGCAAGCCTACGCCCGCGCCAACGTCGCCAATGCCATCGCTACGCTACAGGCCGAGTATGAATAAAAATCCCCCGACACCAATGCTGGTGTCGAGGTGGAGTGGAAAAGGGCTGCCATACCGCCCGGCGCAGAGGGAACGCAGGGACGGCAGGCAGCGGATCGCGCTACCCGTGGGGAGCGGGGCGCGATGGGTTGGCGCGCGATTTCGCCGCCTGAATCATGGCTAGGCTTCCTTCCTGTCCGGGTAGAGCAGGTTAAGGACGGGTATCCCGAGTATGGCGGAAAGTCGCGGGGCCAGCTCCACGCTAGGCCGCGCGCCATTCTCCAGGCGCGATATGACGCTCTGCGTCGTTCCAACGGCTGCCGCAAGGTCAATCTGCGTCATCTCCTTTGCCTTGCGTACTGAACGGATGTCTGTATTCATGGGGCAGAATATCGCACGTTAACGTATGTCGCGCAAGGGTTCGTATGATTGATTTTGCCTATCGAAAGTGCGGAATCGATAGAAATAAATGTGGACTATCCGCTTGCGTCTTATCCGCAATGAGCATATTATCTTCCCCACACCGCCAACCAACAGGCGGATGGAGTCGAAGATGGACACGCTGTTCACATACCCAGGCATGCCGGAGGACGCTAGCCCCGTCATCTCCGAGTTCATGGAGGCGTTGAACGACAACTGGACGGACGCTGAGCGCGCTAGCATGCTGCGGACTCGCCTTGCCGGCACGCGCAGAACGAGCGATGTCGAGGTTCGGCGCTCGCTGATGGCCGCCGACTGGCTGGTTCGCACATGTACGCCGGCCTATCTGCGCCTGGCCGGCCTTACCGCGCAGGCGGACATGCTGGCAGAGATTCCGGAGATTACGGACCTGGCGCAGGTGCCGAGCATCCGCCGCATTATCTGGTCGGTACGTACCGATGCCGTAGCCGCGTGTGACGCAGCACAAGATGCAGCGCGTGAGGCTGAGTGGCCAATCTCACGAGACGCGCCATGGGACGAGACGTGGGAATCCGCATGGGACGCGGCGTGGGACGCCGCATGGGACCCGTCGGGTGACGCGGCATGCAACGCGGCAGGTGTCGCCGCAGGCGCATCTGCGTGGGACGACGCGTGGTACGTCGCGCATGTCGCCGCACGGGTCGCCATACGTGGCCTCTCAATTAGCCTCCCGAGGGACGACTCATGCGCAAAACTGCGCCAATTCAAGGAGCACGTGCAGTCGTCAGCGATCGAACTGATCGAGCGAATGATTGCAGCGAACTGACATGAACGCCACGAAGCTGACTGAGTCCTCCGTCCCGCTTGCAGACACGCAGCGGGCAATCATCGAAGCGGCGGAACGTCGCGGGTATGAGCGTGCGCTTGCAGAGCGTGATGCGGATGCGCGGGATGCGGCGCTGGACGGGCTCGTGGACCGCATCGCCGAGGCGATCCGAGACGGCGCTGGGTTGGCCGAATGCGACCCACCGTGGGAGAGCCTCGGGGAGGAGCGTAGGGCGCCTTGGCGTGCTGATGCAAAGCGGGCGCTCTCAGTTATCAAGGACTTCTTGACTGCTGAAAGGGGTGCCGGTGTCGGCGGGCCCGATGCGCAGCAGCCCGCAGCCGCGGTCGATGAAGCTGCGGTGTGGCGCGTCATAGCAGAGCTGCGCGCATACAACCCGGCCGCCGATGAGTACAAGGGAGCGCACATCCACAAAGTATGGGCCATGGAATTGGCCGCCGCCATCGCCACCCAGCAGCAGGAGAAATGTCAATGAACTCGTGCGCCCATCAGATTAAGCCGCATGATCTCCCGCTGCAACGGAATGCGCTGCGGGTCGAAGCGATCGCTCCAGGTCCGGTGTGCGTTCTGCGCCCCAAGGTTGACCAGTTTGGTCGGCGCTACGATGTGCTTCGGTGGGTGGGCTCGGGCGGTGACCCGACAGCTGCCGCAATGCCATGCGTCGGCGGAGAAAGCCAGTCCTGCCCTCGCCGAGTAATTGCCGACGACGCGCTGATTAACGGTTTCAAGAGCGGCCCATGCCCTGTGTGCCGCACGATAAATCGTCGCGACGGATATGGTCCGGTGGCGTGCCTGGAGTGCGGGCTGCCGTTCATGCTCGCCGCCAAGTCCGGAGGCTCCGACAATGACCGCTGACGTTGAGCTGCTGCCGCTGCCGGAAAATGTCGAGGTGGACAAGCACCTGCCGACCGGCGTTCGCATCTATGCCTATGACGCGACCACGCTCAAGAACTACGCCCTCGCCAACGTCGCCCACGCCATCCTAGACAAGGACGCCGAGATCGACGCCATGCGGACCCTATTGGAGGACACTGTTCGTGACTCCACCAACAAGATCGAGGCGCTGCGGGCGGAGGTGGCATTAGAAAGGAACCTGAAAGCCGATGCAATTCATGCTTGCGCATTGGTGAACATACACGCCGAGCGGATGGCGGAGGCGTTGCGGGAGGCCACCGCCATGTTGCTGGCCGACTACCCGGAAACAGCAAAGAGGCTGCGCGCCGAAGCGGACCTGCTGCGCGGGAACAGGAGGAAGGGAAGTGAATGACTTGATCGAGAGGTTGCATGGGTTGATTTCGGATCGCTGCGGAGATGGCCCTTCGGGTCCGAACTACGACCCCGAATTGCTGGATGTGCTTAGCGAAGCCGCCGCCGCCCTCGAAGCGGCGCGGGCGGAATCCGATAGATGGCGCGACCTGTATCGAGCCGCCATCGACCAGGCGCGCGGGAAGGCCGGGCAGGAGGGCGGGAATGGCTGACCGGCAAACCGACGCGTCCCCGCATGTCATCGATTTCGAGACGTTCGCGACGCTACGCGGTGCAAGCCGCCTTGATTACTGCGAGGACGGCGCGGTCAGCCCGGCGGGCCACATGCCCAAGAGCAACTGGCGGCGGGTGATGCGGACGGTTGCGGAGCGCAACTCGGACCTGGCCCAACGCCGGTCCGAGCTGTTGGAGGAGTACCGGCGCCTGGTGGCGGGGGGCAAGGTTCGCCCGCCGTCGCGCCTCGAGCGATTGCTGGAGGCCGCAAACGGCCATGATGACAAGGCGCAAACGCACGCCGCCCGCCGCGTGTTAGCAAAGCGTGGGATCGATTGGAGGACTGAGCGATGAGCAACGACACCAGGATCCGCCCCATGCCCGCCGATACGATCCACACGTGCAGCTATTCGTGCGAGCGCCCGGAGTGCATCCGTGCGCAGCGAGACGAGCTGGCGGCGCGGTTGACCGCTGCACAGCAGCCGGCCGAGGGCGAGGACATCATGGTGAACACGCCCTATGACGTGTTCATTCTGCCGCTGCGTCCGTCCGGGTTGGACGGCAAGGGCCCGCGATTCGTCGTGCATGTACCGGGGGCCGAGCAGCCCGCAGCCGCCTGCGAGGAATCCTCGAAGGGTGCGGATGTGGCGCGGCCCAAGCGCCGCCCATATAACGCCAGCGGCTCACTGAATGAACTGTTATTGCTCAACTGCGGCTTCCCGACGAAAAGCGCTTGACTTGTGACTAGTCACGATGTAATCTATACCCACAGTCAAACAACGCAAGGAGAAACGAAATGAACAACGAAGCGAAGTACCTGCCGGGCTACGAAGTGAACGGCAAGAACTATGGCCGATTTGTAGTGATCGGGTCGCGCTGGTCGGATGTGGTCGGCGAATACATCTACGGCGTGTTTCAGGTGGACAACAACGGCAACAAGATCAGTAACGAGATGAACCTGGTCGAATCCTGCTTCGAGTGATGGCCGACCCCAGCCGAGCACGCCAAGCCCGCAGCCGCAAGGCGCGGGCCGAGAAAGGCGGAAAACAGATTGCAGTGATGCTCACGCCAGCCGCAGCAGCAAAGCTGGCAGCATGGGTTGCGAAGGGCGAGACGATTACGGGAGTTATCAATCGGGTGCTTACGAAGTCACGGCCTTGAGCAATCTCAACACGAGGATACGATGAGCGGCGGAAGTTTGGACTACGTGTACAGCCGGGTGCAGTACGCAGCGAGCACGATCCTGAGCCGGGCAGAATCGCCAACGCACCGCGCATTTGCGGCACACCTATTTAAGGTATCCGAAGCACTACGAGCGATGGAGTGGATGTTGTCTGGCGACACATCACCTGGCAGCGAGACGGCGGCAATACGAGCCGTGCTGAGCGATGGCGCAGAACTTGAGGCTGCGACCGAGAGCGCGAAAAAGGCGCTGGCCGATCTGCAATCTGCATTGAGTGCTAACACCTGAGTTAAGCCGCGCCGCGAAGAGGTTTCGGCTGCACCGAATTGTTAGGGCGCGATCTAGGAGACACACATGGGCTTTGAGAGGCGAGTGACGGCGGTAACGGTCTGCAAGAAAGGCGAGCCGATCTTTAGTGACTACGCCACGCGCGTTGAAATTGCGGACGAGGCTGCGGGCGAGTTTGTGGAGGTTTCGCAGGCTGGCCGCGAGGGCGGCGGGAAGATTGCCATTGCCTCCAACGAATGGCCGGCGCTGCGAGACGCGATTGATGAACTGATCGGCGTGCCGTGACCAAGAGTGATGCGCCCTAACCGTGAGGTAAGCGGGCGCGGTACGCGCTCCGCTTGACCGCAGTGTTAGGCGGAAACTCGCTGAACTTGGAGGTACGAATATGAACTACAGATTTTCGATGCGTGACGCGATGGATTTGGCAGCCAAAAAAACAGGCGTGGCCGGATGGTGCGCGTACCAATGGGAGGCCGTCGGCGATGACAACATTGTTCGAGGATGCGTGCCACTAGGTACATACACGCGCGGTCCGCGAAAAGGTCACCCGAAATTCAAACCAGCGATGCCGGGAAGCGAGCGGACCATCGTTGTGGCGAAGATCGAGCTGGAACGGCACGCAGCCGAGTATGAGGAAACCGAAGGCAAATGCTGGGACTGCAAAGGCGAAGGCAAAGAATTTGCCGGGTGGAGCGTCGAAGAAGGCAACAAGTATCGAACCTGCACCCGATGCAAAGGCAACGGTTTGCCGCCTAACACCTGAGTTAAGCCGAGCCGTGAAGCGGCTTCGGCTTGAATGAATTGTTAGCACGGGAACGAAGCGATGAACCAGGTACAGATGGCGGCACAGCTCTACAGCATCCGGGATTCGGTTCGCGGGTTGATGGGCGACAACTATCAACCGCGCATGGCCGAACTTGGAGGGCTGCTACAGCGCATTGCCGCGAAGAATGGGTGTTCCGAGCTTGCCGCAGCCCGGCGGATTGCAGCAGACGAGGAAGCCAGCAGCTTCGACGCAATGGCAATTCTCGCGGCTGCCGTCGAACTGATTGAACCGAGTGCTAACGCCTGAATTGAGCGGCGGCCCGCCAGGGCCGTCCGACTCGAATGAACTGTTATGCGGCGGTGGCCGCGAGGATGACGCGATGATTACCGAAACCGTGTACACGCTCGGCGCGCTGCGCAAAGCACTGGAGCACTTGCCGGATGATTGCCCAATACACAGCGAAGCCGAAGCGCTTGGCCTGAAACTGCACTACGACAAGAATCCTGTTGTGCTTTTCGAGTATGGCGACTGGCCGGATGACGACAATGATGAAGCCGTATAACACCGAAGCTAAGCCGAGTGGCGAAGCCACTTCGGCTTGAGCGCCTTGTTAGGCGTCACGCGACAACAAACGGAGAACGACATGCAACACCGTGAACCTTTCTGGCTGGTCTGGAATCCGCAGGGTTACAACCCGCAGTGCAAACACAACACCGAGGAAAGCGCGACACGCGAGGCCGAAAGGCTTGCGCGAGCAAATCCCGGGCAGACCTTCATTGTCATGGAGAGCGTTGGCGCGCTGGTGGTTGACAACATCCAGCGCACCGACTTGCGTCCCGGCAATGACCGGCCCTTCTGACGCCTAATCAGGTGGAATTAAGTTGCCGCACGACAACGCGGAACAATGCGAAAGCGTGCGGCGGTCAACTTGAATGACTTGTTAGCCGACATAACCGGCGAAGGAGAACCAATGAAAAAGGTAGTAGCTGCACTGCTTGTGACCATCGCCCTTTGTGGCTGCTCTGACGCAATGCGTGCGTCATTCGGCGCCTACGGAGAAGAAGCAACAATCACGTGCTACAGCGGCGGTAAGGTAATTTTTACCGATATTTCAACAGGTAAAATTGAAACCACGGATGGAGATGGTTTGACATTCAAGTCGAAGAAAACAGGGAACTATGTTCGCGCATTCGCCGATTGCATCATCACTTCTGCCGGCTAACACGTGAATTAAGCCGCGCCGTGAAGCGGCGTCGGCTTGAATGAATTGTTGGGTGCCGCCGCGACAGAATTGGAGTGACTAGCCTTGGCCCTTGAGAACTACAAGATTCGTCAGATCGACTATGCAACCGCAATGCGCGTTGTCGTGCGCGAGCACTACCTGCACCGCAAGGCACCGTGCAGTGTCGCGTTTGGACTTTTCCTTGGCGATGATCTTAAAGGCGTCGTCTGCTACGGCACGCCAAGCAGTGCGCCGCTACGCAGCGGGATTGCCGGGCCTGAGAATGCCTGCAACGTGGTGGAACTTACGCGGCTCTGGGTTTGCGACAGCGTGCCGCGAAATGGCGAGAGCTTCCTGATTGGACGCACAGTCTCAAAGGCCGGCAAGGAGATTGTAGTTTCGTTCGCTGAGATTCAGCAAGGACACGTTGGGATTGTGTACCAAGCAACAAACTGGATTTACACAGGACTGTCGGCCAAGCGCACGAACTGGACTATTTCCGGTATTGATAAGCACTGCCAGACGATAGCCGACAAGTACACCGCAAAAGAGGTACGGGCGAAGTATGGCGACAGGTTCAGCTTGACGGAACGACCGAGAAAGCACCGGTACGTTTACATCAACGCCAAAGGGCACAGGCGTGCGGAGCTTATGGCTGCTCTACGGTACAAGCCAGCACCATACCCAAAGGCACCTAGCACCTGAGTTAACCCGCGCCAGAACGATGGCGACTTGAACCCACTTACACCGAGGGCTTCTGATGGACACCAGCAACGCAACACCCGATATTTTCGCGGCACTGACTTTGGCGGGACGGCTGGAAGCGCACGCGGCAATACACGATGCACATATCCCATACGACGACGAACAACGGCAGTTTGCTAATGATCTGCGACAAGCCGCAGCCGCACTCAGGGAGTCGGAGGAATGGCGCAGGGATGCGGAACGCTACAGGGCCATCAGGGACGGACATTGCGACTGGCGACTGCTCGTGCTCAACGGCCGCCGTTGGATCGAACTGACCGGATGCCCGGAGAGCATCGATCAGAATGCCGACATGGACATCCAAAACAACGCAATCTACGCAGCGCGGAATGTGGTTGTGTGAGATGGACCGCAGGAATGTTACTGATTCGATCCGCGTTGGATCGTCCGGCAATTCCGATTGCTGCCGACCAGCGTCAGAACGTCAAGCGTCTCCCGCTCCTCTGCGTACACACCGTTGGATCAACGCTCCTCGAAAACGCTCATGCTCAGCGAGTGGTACGGGCCGGCGGTGTGCCGCAGCTCCGCCGGGCTCTCCAGATGTCCGTAGATGCCGACGCGCCGCATCCACAGCGGCGAGTCCGCGCGCGGCGCGACGATGATGTCGCCTGTCGTGCCGGCGAAGTTGATGAAATCGTCGATCGATGGCACGTTGGACGCGCTCGATGCGTCGTCCGCGAATCCGTAGGCGGTCTTCGTCGGGATGCCCGTGAAGCCGAGCGACAGCACGCGACCTCGCGCGCGGCGGTCGGCGTAGTACTGCAGGCCGGCGGATCGATCCAGCTCGCCGTAGTCGCGGCACCCGAGCACCCACTCGCTATCGCAACCCATCGGGAAATCGATGGCGTCGGCGATGTACAGCCGGCCGATCTCGCAATAGGGGCCAGCCGTTGTCCAGCGCAGCGTGATGCGCAGGTAGCGCGTTGTGATCTTCGTCAGGCCACCGGTTGCGCGCGTGCGCACGATCACGTTGCGGGGCAGGTCGGGCGCGCCGGCATCGGCTGGAGTCGGCGCGGTCGCGGAGTTCCACGTGCTGCCGTTCGCGCTCCATTCTATCGTCAGGTCGTTTGCGCCGGCTGCGGTCGCATTGATGCCGAGCAGCGCGACGACATCGACGAGGTACGACGCGCCGAGGTCGATTTCGATGACCGGATCGCCGCCGAACGATGACAGTCGTGTCGTGCGTGCGAGCTGCCGCGTCTGCAGGTTGTCCAGTGGATACCCCGTAGCAACTGTCGTCGTGCCGTACGGCGACAGCGTGACGCCGGGCAGGTCGACGAGATTGCGGTATGCGATGAGTGCGGACATGTCAGGAGGCCGTTTTTGGCGGGGCGCTGCCCCAGAGTCGGAGATCCACGCGGCGAGCCCAGAAGCGCGAGCGCACGCGGACCACGCGCAGCGGTATGCCGCCGGCGAGTCCGGCGATGCGCGACCAGCGCAGCAGCACGGTCTGCCCCGGCTCCAACGCATCGGCCGCATCGGCGTCGAGCACCACGGACAGGTCGTAGAAGCAGCGCGTCGGCCGCCACAGCGTGCACAGCGCGTTGGCCAGCGCATCGATGTCGGTCGGCTCCTGCAGCAGCGTCTGCAGCGGATCGCGATCGTATGCCGCGATGTACGCTGCCGAGAGCGGTAGCGCGGGGCCGCCTTCCGCCGCGTTCGCGCCGTTCGCGACGTAGCCCCATTCGCTCGTCAGCTCGGCGCGCAGGTCCGGCGATACGCTGCCGGCGATGTCGCCCTCGCCGTGCACAGCGTGGTTGCGCCTGCCGGCGACGCGGCGGCGCAGGTTCGGCGCGGTATCCATCGCGATGAGCACGTCGGTCGCGATGTTGCGCTCGTCGAGCACGAGCGTGATGTCGCTCGGATTCGGTTCCGCCCAGCGGCGCACGGCGACGGTGCCGGTGCGCGTGGTCCAGATGCCGGCGAGCAGCGAGTCGGTGATCTGCCTCAGCAGCGATTGATACGTCGTCGGGCTGGTGAGGTAGGCGGCGAGCGCGGCCGGGTCGTCTGCCTCCAGCGCGGACGGCGACAGGCTCGCATCCCAGTCGAACTCGATCTCGCGATCATACTCGGCGCGCGCGCGCAGGTACTCCAGCAGCAGTTCGGCGCGCTCGACGATCGTGCTAGTCGGCGCGTAGGCCGGGCCGACCGGATGACATGTGACCTTGCCGGCGGGCTGGTTCGCGAGCGTGATGCCGACGCGATCGCCGCCGGGCTCGTAGTACGTCCAGTCGATGATCTGCACCGACGAGACCGTGAGGCTGTCGATTGTCGCATCGAGCTGCGTGCGGCCGAGCACGATCTGCAGCTGCGCAGACTCGGTCACGTCGAGCGTGACGGTCTTGACGCCGGTGGACGTGATCGGAACGACGACGTCGTCGAACGGCAGGCCCGGCGTAGGCCCGTCGCAGCGGAACGTGATCTGCCCCGGCGTCGGGACCGCCGTCACGGTGAACTGGATCGTGTAGCGCCTGCCGGCTTGCAGCGTCGATGCCGAGTGGTAGATGGCGGTCGCGAGCTGTCCGCTCGACTGACAGCGCAGCGCGCTGCTGTTGTCGATGAACCGATCGTTCGTAGCGCCGAATCCCGTTACGCGCGCCCAGTTTAACGGCATCGGGATGCCAGCCGAATCGTTAGCCCAGCCACCGAACCCGCCGCCGTTGAAGAGCGTGATCGGGTTGTGCGCGGTGTACGGATCGTCGGGGCCTGCAAACCGATCGCCGCGGTCGTAGGCATCGGATACCGAGTCGATCGCACTGCCGAACAGCGGCACCTGGGCTCCGTCATGCACGAGGTACTGGCGATTCGCGGGCGTGGTGTCGTCGCGCTGCGGCTCGCACCATCGCGGGCGGCCGAGCACTAGCGGCAGCGGCTTTCCGCGCAGCGAAGCATTCGGCGCATCGTCCGCGTAGAGCTGACTCTGCACCGGCACGTCGAGACGCGCGAGCGGATCGGCGAGCACGAGGCGCATGCGGCGGCCGTCGATGGCCTCGATGCGATCGACGACGCCGGATGACCACGGCACGAACGCCGCGCGGTCGTCGCCCTCGTAGCCGGAATACAACCGGAACGGCGCATCGCGCCACTCCCACGCGAGCCACTCGTCGATGCCGCCGTCGCGGTTGATCAGCGTGATCGAGCCGCCGCGCGCGGCCCCGGAGTTGTTCCACGGCGACAGCCCGGCCTCGCGTGTGAACTCGACGTCGCTGTCGCCGGCGATGCGGCCGTCGTAGATCGTCGATGCCGGCGTTTCGCCCGCCCCGGTGCGGAATCCGTTGCTGCTGAGATACAGCGTCGTGCGCGTCGGCGGCGCTTGCGTGTAGACGCCTGGGTTCGCGACCTCGGGCACGGGATACGTGAACGGGGTTGCGCCGAAGTTGGCGGTGATGGATGCGGTGCTTCCGGATGGACGCAGGATGCCGGCGGTGGGGAACGGATTGATGTCGAACAATCCCGCAATGAATCCGGCGCTGACCCATGCGCCGTTGTCACGCGCAAACCACACCACGCGCGCGTCCGCATCGACCATCATGCGCACGATTGATCCGGATGTGATCGCGCCTATCGAACCCACAACGTCCGGACCTTTTCGTACGTTGCCGGCGCGATCGACGGTCTCCCCCGCATGCGTATTCACTGGGTTTTGATCCAGATCGAAGCCGCCATGAATCGTGCCGACCATGATGCTCGGCGCGCCGGTATAGGAAATCGCGAACTCCGCGTACCAGCGGCCAACCGGCGTTTCCGTCGTGCCGCGCACGCAGGCCCAGTTCGATGCGTGAACGGTGGACTTGCTCGCGACGAGGTTGCCGCCGCTGAGCGCGATGTCGGCGTGCTTGTCGGCCGGGTTCCACGTCGCGAACGTTCGGTTCGCGGGGATGCCCGGCTCGAACTCCGCGAGCAAGATGCGCATGCGGTCTGTCACGCCGTCCTCCGGATGATGGTCTCGTTGCGCCGCGCGATCTCGTCGCGCTGCTGGCGGGCCTTCGCGTCGCCGTCCGTGACCGCCTGCGCCGTGCGCGCGTGTCCGGCGCTGTTGTCGCGTCGGAGCGCGGCCACCTCTTCGCGCAGCGCGCGCACCTCGGCCGCGACGCGGCCGTCGTCGGTGCAGGCGTGCATCACCGGCATGCCGTTGTCGCGCATCCACGCCGCGAACGGCGCCGGGATGATGGCTTCGCCCTCGTGGATCATAGCCAGGCCAGTCTTCGGCACGTAGCCGGTGCCGACGGCGTAGCCCGGCACGTCAGCCGCGCGGTTTCCGTCTCGCAGTGCGTCGTAGATCGACATGAGCTCGCTCAACTGGTCGGACGCGATTCTGCGCAGCTCGCCGAGGTAGTCTAGCTGATCGAGCGCCTGCTGCGGGAACACGCCGTCGAGGTACGGCGCGAGCGCGTTGGCGGTCTCGCCGCCGAGTGCATTGACAGCGTTCTCCAGCTCGGCGATGGCCGCGTTCGCATCTGCCTCCGTCGTCGCGTTCTCGACGGCCTCCAGCAGCGGCGCGAGCTGGTCGCGCTGCGCTTCCGGCAATGCGTTGATCTCCGCTTCCAGCGCGTCGTTGAGCAGCGATTGCGAATCCGCAAGCGAGCCGAGGTCGGTGCCGACGGCGGCGGCGAACTCGGACAGGTCCATGCCGAGCGACGCTGCAAGCGCCGCGAGCGATTGCGTGCTTTCGACGGTGAGCGCGCCGAGGTCAATGCCGACCTGCTCGGTCAATTCGGTCAGGCCGCCCGCGAGGTCCGTCAGCGAGAGGCCGAGCGCGCCGGTCAGCTCGGTCATGCTGATGCCGAGCGTCGAGGCCATGAAGCCGAGCGCCTCGACACTCGACGCGGTCAGGTCTTGCAGGTTGACGCCGAGGTCCGTCGCGAGCGACTGCAGGTTCACGCCCTGCGCATCGATCAGTTCGAGGATCGGCACGTTCAATGCGAACGCGAGGTCCGCGAGGTGCTGCGTCAGATCCTGCGCGAGCTGCGCGCGGTACGCCAGCTCCTGCTCGGCGAGCAGCCTGTCGCGCTGCTCGTACAGCTCCTGCAACTCCGGCGACACGACCTGTCCACCGCCACCGCCGCTGCTGCCGGCGTCGGTGTTCGGCGTGCCGGGGTTTTCCAGGCCGACGACCGATTGCAGCAGATCGCGCACCCAGTCGAATCCCGCGTTGTAGTCCTCGCCCGATGCCTCGTACTCGCGCAGCATGCGCAGATACGCATCCGCGAGCTGCGGCAGGTTGGTCAGCGCATCGGCGTCGCCGCCCATCGCTGCGGCCTGCATTTCGAGCAGTTGCCGCTGCGCTTCGGCGAGCTGTTCTTCCGGCGTGAGCGCGGAGAGGTCGCCGAGCAGCATCGAATCCAGATAGTCCTGCACGGACTCGATACCGCTGCGCCAACGCTCGAACAGGTCGTCGCTCGCGCTCGCGACGTCGCCGATGCTGTTGGACCACGATCCCGTCGCGCCTTCCAGTTCCGAGATACGCGCGTCGAGCGCATCTAGCGTGCCGAACTCGCCGCCGTAGAGCTGCGCGATAAGATCCTGCGTCTCGGCCTGCAATTGGCGGATCGCGGCGGCAATCTGCTGCGCCGTCCAGCGATGGATCGCCGCAAGCTGGCGCGTGCTCGCGCCGGTGCGGCC